CGACACAATTTTGACCTCTTCGTCTTGGCCACGCCTGAACAAGCGCAAGATGCGCCCTGGGAACCTTTCGACCACAGCCATGCGAAAAGATAACCATAACCACCGATCGCAGACATGACCCAGCACTGAAGCGCCCATGTGGGGGCGAGCCTCGGCCTGAATTGACTCATGGTGCTTGTCGATCAAAGCACTTATGGTATATTCTGAAGTTGGTATCTTCATGGTACCTCTCCTTAGTTTTGTGCCCCCAACCGCAAGGTCAGGGGCATTTTTTTGGGCGGGGTGTCAATTTGGCCGTTGCTAACTGTGCGTTGGAAGGCAAGAAAAACACGCACTTACGACATCCTTGAATGCTTGCCTAACCACCCCTGCTTTTTACTCTTCAGCTTTCACTGGCAATTGTGGAATTGCTTGAGCACGGATTTTTGCAATCAACTGCTCAACTTGCTCATAGGGCTGGCGCCCAAGCATACCCATGATGATATTGATCTCTTCAAGCGTAAGTTCTAAAGTCACGTTAATTACTCCTTATTTTTTAACCCAAGGTGGTGCTACTTTGGTTGCTACTGCTACTGGTGCTGCCTTGGGCGGTGCCGCACCGTTTGCTTTGTAACCCTTGACGTCATTGGATGGGCCATATTGCTCTGACTCACGCACATCAAGCTTGATGCTCAATTGACCACCAACCAATTGATCTGTATCTTGCACGGTCGACAACCCAATGGCGCGCATCAACTCACCCAATTGTTGGCGACCAATCTCTTCGGCTTTTGGGTTTGGGTTCTTAATGTTCAAGTTACCAAACACTACGCGACCTTGATGCGTGGGGCCTGTAATGTCGTAGCGCACTGCAATGTATTGCCCTGTGCCGGCTTTCGTGTTTTTGATCTCAGCGCTGTTAACCACCGCGGTGTACCAGCCGGCGGGCAAAGGCTCAAAGTTGTTGGTCGGTGCAGGAAGTGCGTCAACGCTAAAAGTTTCGTTTAATTGTGCCATGATGTTTATTCCTTAATGATGGTAAAAGATGGGCGACCGTTACTGGTCGTGATTGCGTCTTGCAAAGGCTCTGTGATGCTCGGGTCTGCTGACTTCCATGCCAAAGCATTGACTTCAGGTTTCCACCGAAACAAGCTTGACAAGTGCTGCGTCAAACCATGTTCTGCTGCCAAGTCTTGGAGCTTGTCAGCATTGACCTTGCGGTCTAAGCGCCCCACAACCTTAATCTTGTAGCCATCGGCCTCGATGTTCTGAGTGCCGTCCAAGGTCTTGGCAATGTCCAAGTCCATTACCAGTTCGTCCTCAAGACTGCGCCGTAAATCAATAGCGGCTTTCTCGGCTTCCTTGGCGTCGATCCATTGTTGGTAGAGGATCATAATTGCTCCTTATTGTCGCAATATTGTTTGTAAGCTTTAAACGCTGGCTTGGCGTCTAACTTAGCCTGCGCTAATTCATTTTTTTTAATGCGAAATTCATCAGTCATGTAATTCATCAACCTAACCGCTGCGCGTTGCGCATCTCTTGCGCACAAAAAATCAAATTTAGCTTGATTTATTTTTTCTGCGGCAATTAAGTATCCATTGATAACATCCATGTTTATCGCACTCACGATCAACCCCCAATCTTATTAATAATCGCACCCAAGTCCGGTGCTTCCCATCCATCGAGCTTGCCCGAGCGATCCTTGGCTTGCCAAATCCCGTCGCTATCACACATCAACGCACGTTGTGCCACACCCTCTGCATCTTTCTCAACCCGCAGCGCAAGCACCTCGTCAAAGAAGTAAGGCAGTTGCTGGCCCGTCTTGTTGCCAGGCATACTAGGTGCGTACAAGATGCGGCCAGTTTCGTCCGTTGCCTTCTCGCACTTGGCAGTCATCAGAACGTGGCGACCGGGCAAGTCACGAAAGGCGCGGATGATATCTGACATCTGCTCCTGCATCGCACCGTAAGCTGCGCGTGGGTCTTTGTTGGTCTTTTTTTCTGCGTTTAACACAACTTCAGCCAATTCTGAGATAGAATCTAGCGCCACCGATTTGTACTCTTGGCCTGCGCCATTGGCGATCCACTCATAAGCTTCCCACAAATCACCCATCGTGCCGATCTCAATAAAAGGCACATCAGCACCAGTGATTGACAGCAACCCACCCTCAACACTCAAAATTACAGGATGCGGCAGCGTTGGAATAAGCGTAGTCTTACCCGCACCTGCTTGACCATAAACAAGTAACTTCACGCCATCGGCGGCGAGTCCTGCTGTACTGCGTAGATTGATAGCCATGTGGCTCTCCTAAGTTGATCGCTTGTTGGAATGTCCGTTTAGCGATTAATTGAAGTATTGCACATTTAAATGTATGATGTCAACAAGTATTTTCAATTTAATTGGATAAGCCATGAAAACACAGGAAGCAATTGACTATTGGGGTGGGGTTAAAAAGCTTGCAGACGACCTAAAGACGTGGCCACAAACCATATACCAGTGGGGCGAGTACCCGCCAATTGGCAGGCAGTATGAGATTGAAGTAAAAAGTGATGGTCAACTTAGAGCGCAAGAGGAAAAGGTATGACCAATTTATCTGCAATACTAGGTGACAATTGGTTGCCCCCAGCAGACAAGACACTTGCATCACCCGAAGTTCAGTTCATTGACGCCATAGTTCACGCAGGGCTAAATGCCCCGAGAGATTTGGTATTGGATGGCAAAATCCACCGCTTTGCGAGTGATGAGGATAAGCGCAAGAAGCCTGGTTGGTACGTTGGTTTTGAAGAGCCTATCCCCGTATTAGTTTTTGGCTGTTGGAAGGCAGGTTTTACCAATCAAAAACGCGCTGAAACAGGGATTAAATACACCCCCGCAGATGAGATGAAGTTGTTGTCCCACATCGCAGCGGCAAAGAAGCTGCGCGACGCCGAGCTTGAGCGCAAGCATGAGTTGGCCGTTGAAACAGTTGAACTGATCTGGCCCAATTGCACCCCCGCCTCGCCTGACCATCCATATCTTAAACGCAAGGGCATTAGCACCCATGGCGCAAGGGTAACTGGCGACGGGCGCTTAGTCGTGCCATTGTTCTCTGAAGAGGGTGAGCTATCGAGCCTTCAGTACATTGATGGCGATGGCAACAAGCTGTATCACACCGGCGGGGTGACAGGGGCACGTTTTTGGTTAATTGGTGAGCTCAAGCAAACCCTCTACATTGCAGAGGGGTTTGCGACCGCTGCCACCATCCACGAAGTGACCAACGAGGCCGTGTGCGTGGCATACAGTGCCAATAATCTGTCGAATGTAACCCGCATCATGCGCGCTAAGTACGGTGCTACTCAGAACATTGTGATCGTGGCCGATAACGATATGTCAGGGGTGGGTTTAAACGAAGCGACCAAGGCCAGTGCTAAGCATGGCGCAAGGGTAGTGATGCCCCCTGCCATAGGCGACGCAAACGATTATGCCCAAGCCGGTAATGATTTGTTGATGTTACTGAACCCACCGAGTGACGATTGGCTTATCTCAGCCGATGATTTCAGTGCCAAGCCCGCACCCGTATCGTGGTTGGTTAAGCATTGGATACCAGAGATGTCCCTCATTATGGTGCATGGTCCCTCTGGCGGAGGCAAGACTTTTGCCGTTTTAGATTGGGTCATGCACATGGCGGGCAGCCTACCCACTTGGGCCGGCAACAAAGTCAAGCCCAGCTCGGTCGTGTACTTGGCCGGCGAAGGCCATCAAGGCTTGCGCGGCCGAGTCGCTGCTTGGAAGCATAAACACCAAGCTTCTAAGCTCAATATGTGGCTTTCTAAATCAGGTTGTGACCTAAACACCCCCGAAGGCTATCAAAAGGTCGCTGACCAAATCCGCGCTTTGCCCACCAACCCATCCATCATCGTGGTCGATACCCTGCATCGTTTCTTGTTTGGTGATGAGAATAGTGCCCAAGACGCCAAGACCATGCTGGACGCCTGTGCAGCCCTTATGCGGGAGTTTAATTGCTCAGTGCTACTTGTCCACCACACCGGCGTATCCGACGAAGCCCAGCATCGTGCCCGCGGCTCCAGCGCATGGCGTGGCGCCTTGGATATTGAAATAAGTATCGTTGCAGCCCGCGATGGCCAGCCCATCGAGATCGTTCAGCGCAAGCAAAAGGACGCTGAATTGTCCGATTCCCTGTATGCCAGAATCACACCTATTGTGATACCAGGCTGGTTTGATGAGGACGGGGAACCCGTAAAAAGTGCCGTTTTGGAGCTGGTTGATGCACCCATTAAAGCCACCGCAGCAGACAATAAATTGATGGAACATCGCAAAATGTTTGAGAATGCGTGGTTCGATTCAGGCGCAGAAGATGTTAAAAATGAGCCCTATGTGTCCCGATCGGCCATGAAGGAATATTTAGAAAAGCAGAATATAAGCAAGACAAATGCCCAAAAAATGCTTAACCCGAGTGAATCAAGTAGGTTTATGGGCAAGTTAATTAACGCAAATATACTAAAAAGTACTGAGCATGGGTGGGTTGTGAGTGATAAATTAATGGCTCAAAGTATGCTTGTAATGAGGGGTTCGAGGGGGTGAAAAAACCGTACCAAACCGTACCAATGGTACGGTTTGTCTTTTGGTACGGTTTGGGGGCAAAAAGCCATAAAAACCGTACCAAACCGTACCAGATATCTATAAGATATCTGGTATTGGTACGATTTATGGTGCGGGCTGTGTTGGTATAAATTGTGG